TGTCAAGCTCTTCGACAGATAGCTTCAACAAAGGAAGCACATCGTCTTTCCATGACAGGCCAAGCTCTTCTGCGGCCTTCTTAGCTTCTCCGGTAGATATCTTGCCCTCATTGACATTCTTAGCGATGTCGATTGCGCCGATGTCCTCAAGATACTCTTGGGAGTCTTCCAGATTTGGATTCAGCCCGTCTTTGATTAGGCCCTCTACTGTAGCAATGGCCTCTCCAGAGTTCTGCCATTGGCCAGCCTCAGTGATGTCTTCAATGGCCCTCTTGAGGTCGTCAAAGCCCCCGAGGTCGAGACCAAGAACGTCTTCAATGTAGCCCTTCATGTCGTCGATTTCGTCCCCGGCATCTTCTGCCGAGTCTGCTACATCCTTGTGGGCAGCGGCAAATGCCTCGACGCTTTCTCGCCTGTCGTCCATCATATCAAGCACTACGCCAAGGGCATCTGCCTCTTCAGCCATATTGGCAGTTCCGCCCCTGAGAATCTCGTTGTACTGCTCTCGGGTAATTATCCCCGCTTCGATTGCGGACTTGAGCGTACCTTCGGCTACTATCAGTCTGGTTTGCTCATCAAGAATTCCGTTGATGCTTTCTATGAATGGACCGGCGGCAGTTGCCGTAGCAGACTGAGCCGCAACCGTGAAGTCTGTGATTGATGCCTCAAGGCGTTCAAATCCAGTGGCCGCGTCCTCTGTTACCGGACCAACCCCCTTCAATACCTTGGTCAGCAGAGCTTGCTTCTTCTCTGCATCAGTAAGCTCATCGGCGGTCTTTCCAATAGACTTAGCATAGTCCGAGAAGGTCTTCTGCCCTCCCGTCACAATACCAAGGTTGTCCAAGATTAGAGGAGACATGCGACCGACACCAGTAACAATGTCGTTGAAGGCCTGCGTAGTAGATAGGCCCATCGCCTTGCCGCGTTCGGCAGCGACCTGCATGAGCTTGACCATATCCTCGGCAGAGGTGGCAACCCCAAGCATCATAGCCTTGTTAGCAGATGCCATGAGGTCAACCTCAGACACCGTGCCCAATGAGGCCTCTTTCAGGGCGGAGACAATATCATCCATGCTCATCCCGTAGGAACGAGCCAGCTCCTCTCCGGCCTTCTGTAGTCGCATCGCCTGAGCGCCTTCCTTGGCGAAGTCATAGACCTTCTTCATGGCCTCAATAGCTTGTTTGGCCACGCCAATAGCATTGTTGATTTCCGTGAAGGAGGCCTTGAAAGACTTGGATGCTTGCTCGGTCGTCTTGGAAACGCCCTTCACACCGTCCTGAATCTCTCTCAGGGCGGCGTTAGCCTGCTGTACTTCAGCGAGTATTCTGATGGTCAGGTCTTGGTCGGCCATGTGCCCTCCTACTTCCTAAGCGGCTTCTTATTGGCTTTCTGTTCAAGCCGCTTTCGTTCCTGAGCCTCTGCCTCTTTGAAGGCAGACCAGTGCTGGAACCATTCCAGCGAGCACTCCTCTTCTACCTGCCACGGAGGAATACCAAGGTCTTTGGCCATGAGGTAGATTGTCAACCAGTCCGGCGGCGACCAGTTCTCCTTGGGCTGCCCCGCCATCCAACGACGCAACCCGCTTACGAGTTTGGGTCGGCGTCCTTTGCCTTGAATGACCGCAGGACCTCAAGGATGTCGTCCATCGACAGATTCTCGATGTACTCTCTGGCTTTCTTCCGGTCCTTGGGTTCGTCCACAAGCGACACAAGCCATTCCATAGCCTCGTCGATCTCGGCGATAGAATGGCCTGCCGGAGCCGCCAGAACCTCGAAGAATCGAGACTGGCAGCGAAGAAACTTGAAGAATCCCTTGTCCGAAGACGTGGGCAGTCTGAATTTCACTTCCTTAGCCATGTTTCACACTCCATTGTGAGGGGGATTGCTCCCCCTCATCTTAGGTCAGCGTTGCGTTGCTAGCAACCTGGTTCTCAAGGGTCACCGTCAGCCAGTTCGCAAGCGTGGCTCCATAGATGCCCTCGAAGTTCAGTTCGATTGTTGCTACCCCGTCCACATCGGTCCACAGGTCCGGCGCTTCAAGCAGGACTCCGTTGAACGTGATTGTCAGGGCGTGGTCAGAGTCTCCGGTCGACGTCAGCTTCACGACCTTGCGAACCGGAGTAGACGATAGCAGGCTGGTGATGTACGCCTCGGAAATCGTCTTGAGCTCCAGCGTCAGCATCAGCGTTCCAGACCATTCTGTCTCTGCGTACGAGTCAGGAGTCAGGTCCCCGAGGTGGTACTGGAGATAGCGGTTCGTCTCGACGTTCAGCTCGAACTTGAAGCCGACGTCCGAGACCACCGTTGTTCCGGCGGCGTCTGAGTCTGGGTCGATAGCCACTGCCCACTGGCTCCCCATCGAGAAGGTTACGTCCCTGTCAACCTTGGTAGCGTCCAGGGCGTCGTCTTCAACATCGTGTCCGATGAGAGACGCCTCGAAGCGCGTTGGGGCGCCGGACTCGCCCGTGATTCTCAGCGACTTTACGACGCCGGAAATCAGGGAGAAGGCGATGGTGTCGGACGAGCATGACTCGCCGTAGGTGATGGTGTAGAAGGCAGGATTGCCGGCGTCCGAGTTGTAGCAGGACAGAGGGGCCTCGTAGGCCCGGACGTATCCAGCAACATCGGTCGTGCATCCGGCGTAGGTTGTGGATGCCAGCGTTCCGAACAGGCTGTCGAACCACAGGCCAGCGTCGTCATAGCTCAGAACTCCGGAGACGGTAGCCTCCCCGCCGTGCTTGGTTCGCAGGACGGTCTTGCTCGGAGCAAGCCGCCCGTCGAGCACTTTGACGTGCTCGCTTTCTCTGATGGGCTTGATGTCGACGGATTCGACTCCCATCAGCTTTACGGCAGGTGCGGCATCACAACCCCAGGTTGTTTCGACGCCGGCCTGCACATAGAAGATGTCCTTGTAGAGGCCCATTGTCCCTCCTTACGAGATGACCTCGCTGATTGTTAGGATTACGTCCACCCCGGCGATTCGCTTCGCACTCCCCTCAGGGAAGGTGAAGATCCCGGGCCTGAACGATACATTCTCCACATGAGAGCCGCAGGTCAGCGCCCTGTTGCTTTTCAGGATGTTGATGTACGAGGCGCAGTAGAGCGTTAGCTCGTCTGCAAACTCCTCCCAGCCGGCCCCTTGATTGGCATGCCTCATCAGAAAGCGGTCCACCACGGTCCACGTGACCGTCACTGTAGTGCCAAGTGCCAGGAACGCCATTTCGGACCCGCTCTCGTTCTGGAAGGCCTGCAGCTTACGCATTGGCAGGTCGTCCGTATGAGCGAACTCGTTGACCTTGCCGATACTCTGGACCCGAACGGTTACGTCCGAGTCGTAGGTTGGAGCAAGGCCGGCCAGGGCGGAGTAGATGCTGGTAATCGCAGAGGTTCCCATCAGGCAACCCTCACTTTGCGATACTGCTTCAAGATTTCAACGACATCTGCAGGCAGCCGGGAGGGCATGATGGTTATCCCGTCATTCGTCAGAAGTGGTCTATCCAGGTCGGCGTCGGTCTCCCGCTGCTTGTACATCCAGTACACGAGCCTTACGCAGGCATGCTTGATGTCTTCGGGCGGTGTGGCCGAGTAGCCCTTTATCCCGGTAACCGTGATGGCGTAGTCGTACTTGCCATTGGTTGACGGGTCCGACCAGTTCTTGTCGCTGTCGTCTCTGAGTTTGATGCCCCAGATTGGCGTTCCGTTTCTTGGCAGGGTGATGTAGTCACATGAGGCGGACCACGCGTCTGACGACTCGACGTTGACGCTCGTTATGCTAACGAAGTCATCGTCAAGGAACAGCACGTCATCATGGGTGACGCTCTCCCGGTAGTCGTAGTACTGTGTGGTGGCGTCGGTAGAGGCCTCGAAGTCTCGTCCCAAGTACTTCTCGATTATGGCCGTAGCCCGTGGAATCAGGGCGGACAGAATCGTGACATCCGAGGCTGGGACCTCGAAGTTGCCGTAGTCTGTTACGTCAGATGTAGCGATGTACGCCATTGGTTTCTCCTTGGGGAGGGGTTTCCCCCTCCCCTAGGGTTAGTCGTCAGCGGTGTACGTTGGGGTGTAGATAGGCAGCGTTCTGGTTGCCGGCCACGGAATGCCGATGATAGACATTCCTGCCGCGCACGCCTCTCCCGTCAACGTGCAGTGGATCGAGCCTTCGGTCCAGCCCTTTGCACTCAGGTCCAGCCACAGGGACCGGATAGAGGCAATCGCCTCTCCGAGGTCAGACGAGTACTGAATCACGGCGTCCGTGCACGAGTGCGTCAGAGCCGAGTTCGATGCAGCAGCGTCAGATGCCAGCAGAGAAGTCGAGTAGGTGATTTGGAACGAGGCCGTTTCGGCTGTCGTGATTGCAACGCTGTTCAAAGCGAGGAACAGGATGCCCTCAAGCCCTTGTACGGGGATACCGGCGAAGTTCGACGTTGCCCCGCCGTCGGACGTGATGGTGCAGTTCACGCAGACGGGTGTTCCGATTAGGTCAACAAGTCTAGCCATGTCAACCCCCTTAGGCGCCCACGCCAATGTTCCAGGCCTCTTCAACAGTCACCTTGCCCGACTGTCGGAAGCTTGCGAACACAGCGATTTCGCCCGATGCCTGGTACAGGTATGGGTTCCGCGCCACCGTCAGCCCCTTGCGTTCCACCAGTGTGTAGTAGAACGGGCATCCGAAGGCGATGAAGCCAACACCCGAAGCCTTGGCTGGGATGTCGCCCTGAGTGTAAAATGGCCGGCCGCACAGCTCAATCTGCCCACCAGAGATGGACAGCAAGTCTGCGGACCCCCACTCAAGGGCCTTGCTTGATCGGAAGGACAAGATGCTGGCCAGAGTTGCGCCGGAGGCAAGCCACACAGCGTCCTCTCTGTAGCCCTCGCCCAGGTCGAAGTAGTGATTCCAGATGGCTGATGGGGCAGGAGCTGCGAAGTCTGAGTCCATTCCCGTGTCCGTGTTGTAAGTGAACGCGTCAGTGTCGCCACCTTCGAAGATACCCTCGTGCTGGTTCGTGCCGGAACCGACGGCCACGTAGTACGCCTCAGTCTGGGCCATAGCGCGTCCCAGAGCGTTGCTGTACCACTCGACCAGACCGGCAGTGTTGTCCTCGAGGATTTCCTCTGAGAAGCGGGTCATCTTCGTCCACTTCTGGACAGTCACCTGGTTCTGTGCGAATGCAGGATCGTTGGTTGAGTAGGTGCCAAGCTCGGCAGTTCGGGAGAACTTGGTCAAGCTTGTGTTCTCGGCAGGCAGGTCAACCACCTTCAGGTTGGTTGGGAAGATGCTCGGTCCCATCTTTCGGACGAACGACTGTGCATCCCTCTTGGGGATAATCATGTCGTTGAAGTCGTCAGGAACCAGGTACTCACCAGCCGCACCCGAGGCGCTCGACAGAGCCTTTCGGGACTCTTCGTCCACGCCGATGCCCCGCTCGCCGTCCTTCACCTGCTCAAGAGATGCCTTTGCGGCAATCTCGTCGCCGGTCTTGATGAAGTACACGAACGTGTCCATGTCGCCCTTCTGGCCACCTGAACCTGGCTTCGCTTTCTTCATCGGTACGACGCCGGCCTTCTCTTCGACCCACGTCTTCGCTTTCTTCTCGCCTTCCTCGACGCCCTTTTCGTAAGCTTCCTTGCGAATGGCCTCGAGCTCGGCTTCTTTCTTGGCCTTCTCGGCCTGCCGTGCCTCAAACACTTCTAGTGCCTTGGCAACAGCGATATCAACGGTGTTATCTTCCATGTCGGCGAACCTCCTTCAAGGTTTCGTAGTACGAGTATGGTTTTGCCTGATAGGTCTTGGAGCACCCGCTCTCTCCGTCCACTGCTGTCGTCTCTGGCTCGCCGCCCTGTACGACAGCCTCTGGGAGTTCAAGCCCAGACTGCTCGTAAACCGTTTTCAGGTGGGCCACGGCGTATTCATTGGCCGGCTCCCGCTTCCCCATCTCCCTATCAATCAGGGTCAGTTCGGCAAGGGGCCAGACAAGAATCTCGCCGGTAGCTTTCTTGATGCGCGTCAGGTAGTTGACGGCGCCGGAAGAGGCCCGGGCAATTCCTGATGCCGCGGCCTCGACAATCCTCTTTCCTTCTTCGATGACATCCTCGACCTCCACCGAGAACCAGTGTCCATCATTGCGAGGGCCAAGATAGGTTGCCTCGCCGATGAGTGTGGGATAGAGCTGAAGTCTGTTGTCGGGGTTGCTGCCGTGGTTGTAAAACACCGGCCGCTTGTCCCCCGGCTTCAAGTACAGTCTAGTCGCCGGAGAGAAGTACTCTCCGTCGGCATCTTTGCCATGATGGGGGCCTCCATAAGGAACGCCCAATACCTCCAGCTGCCTCACAAGCTTGGTTGGCTTCACAGAGCCAAGTGACCTGTGGACGACCTTCCCCTCATTGGAGTGAATGGCGGCAATCTGCTCCTCGGCCTGCTCCCTTGTTTCATGGCATCCGAGAGGCTTGCCTACAGGCTCGCCCTCCTCGTCCTTCTTGTGGACGCAGTATGGCTTGCTTGAGTTTCCGGTGTCGAAAATACCGTATGGCATCTTACCCTCCCCAGACCTGCTTGACCTTGGCCATAATCAGGCGCCTGATGATTGGATAGGCCTCCTTGATTGTGTCCTCTACGCTCTTCCATCCTCTAGCGCCAGCCCAGCGAACTCTGTCCTTCTCTGCGCCATGAATGAACTTCGAGTATGACGCCGTGTTGCCAATCTCTGCGCCGGTCCGCCCGCTGGGCTTCACATACCACTTGGATGACATGACCTCGGAGGCTCTGGATACATGCCCGGCGGCGCTCGTAATCATACCGACGGCTCGTCTGTAGTATGGCGGAGGAGGAGCGTTGGCCTCTGTCTCTGGAGGATAGACCGACGTTATGGAGCGGACATGCTCTGCCGAGGCCGTTACTGCCGCCTGGACATAGTTGGGCAGGCTCGACTGCAGTGCTGTGACTGCGGCCTGTAGCCTCTTGTCGTCCACTTCGATTGCGTAGTTGTTGGCCATTACGTCGTGTATACCCTTCTACGTCTCAGGGCTAGTGTCGTTGTGGCGAAGTTCACCCACGGATTGTCAGCACCAGTATCGTTGTCTGCGGCATCGAGGTCACTGGCGGCGGCGTCCCCTACGGTGAAAGCCCCGTAGTGCCTGTCATTTGTCTTGGCAGGGTCACCTCCTATTCCAATCTCGATGACGAGTCTATCTCCATCCAGGAGGGTGGCTGCTGTTGATGTCAGGGTATCGAACCTGCTTGCGGCTGTAGTTGGCAGCTCTGTATCATCACCTCTGAATGGAACAACAGCCTGAAAGGTTCCGTCCGGTCGCCACACTCTTACCTGCCAGTGTAGATACTGGTTGTTTGAGGATGTGGTCTCACTACCCGAGATTGATATGGTGACCGTTTGAGCGGGTAGGGATTGTGCCGCCAGCTCAGGAGAGACGAACATGAAGAAGGCGTAATCCGCATCTGCGTTGGAGCCATCGCCCGATGTGAAGGACTTCTCGGTCAATGCCGTCCCTGCCTTTGAGGTGAAGCATGGACGTATCTCAGGGGAGGCTATTGATGTGTCATCCCAGTCCGTAGACCAGGCCGGCGCCACTCCCGGGTCTCCCGTTGATTGCAGGTAGAATCTGGTAGCCATTAGTCCACCGTGAACGAGAGCGTTACATGGAGTGCGGTGCAGGATGTGGCGGCTGTCGTCTTCAACACAACCCACGATGCGGCAGGGATAGTGGCGTCATTGAATGATGTCAAGTCCTGTCCAGTTGTGGTGTTGGTGATTGCGGTAGCTCCATCCAAAATTGCATTTGTGGCGCTAGACCTGTCTGTGCCGTGAGTTGGGTTGATTGTGCAGGATGTTCCAGCGATGACAGCATACACATGGGTCACCGTGATTGCCACAGGTGTGTAGAAGATACATAGGTCCTCTGCCGCTGTTGGGTTCACTACGGTGATGCTTCTTACGTTGAGGGCAGGAGGAGAGTGGATAGTGGTTGATGTCGTGTGGTCGGCAACGTCAGACGCCAGCGCATATGGATCGAGGTCGGACGATACCAGCCCTCCGCCTCCCAGGTCATCCCATCCGGCGATATCCGAGCCCACGATGTCCGAGTTCGGATAGTGGATGTTTGTGGCGCCGGTGTGGTCGGCCACATCA